CATCTACACCGGACCCGGGCCGAGCGGCGGCGGATACACGCCCGGCAGCGGCGGCGGCGGCGGCGGCGTTGGGGATCCAGGACTGATCGTGGTGGGCGTCAACACCACGACCCAGACCATCACGGTACACCGCGCGCACGGATTCACGGCGGCGACGCGCGTTCGGATCGCGGGCATCACCGGCACCGGAAGCAATCGGCTCGATAGCGGTTTCAACGTCGCTGTGTCGCGCATCACCATTGCGAGCACGACATCGTTTGTGTTGCTCGACGCTTCTGATCAATCGCTGGACCCCGGCTACGTGCCGTTCGCGGACGACCGGCGCGGGCGCGTCTACACGACGGATCAGATCATCCGCGTCACACCAGGCAACGGCGGGTCATCTGGCCCGCTCGGGCATCTGCTGGCTTCGGTAGGCGGAGTTGACTCCAGCAACAACGTCGACCGCGCCACGTTTCTGCTGGCCAACAGCATCCCCGGCGTTGCATCGCGTCCGCTCCAGGTGACGACGGGCGGCTCCGCGACATCGCCCTGGGTCATGCAGTCTGACCTTGCGGTAGTGGAGTCAGTGTCGGCCATCATCGGCACGCCATCGACCGGCGCAAGCGTGCGGATAGACGTAAAAAAGAACGGCGCTTCGATCTTTTCGTCGGGCTCGTATCTGGAGATCCCGGCGGGATCGACCGAGGTTATTCGCACCATCGATTTCAGCGCCACACCCACCACGATCGAGCGCGATGATGAGCTGACCGTAGATGTAGTCCAGGTGGGCTCTGACTTCGCCGGCTGTAGCGCCGTCGTGAACGTCGCGATGAGGAAGTAGATGGATCAGACTATCACTGGCGCTACGGGCATCACGAGCGGCGAGGCATTCGGATCGCCCGCGCTGGCTCACATGATCCAGATGCGCATCACTGGCGCTACCGGCATTCCGAGCGGCGAGGCATTCTCGCAGACTACGGGCGTGTTTGTTGATCCGTTCTCCGTGCCTTACGGCATCTGGCTGAGTTACTGAGTTACTGAGTTACTGAGTTACTGAGTTACTGAGTTACTAACATGGCAGTAGCATACGAAATTACAGGGGCATATACTTCGCCGCTTTCTCCGTGCGTGCCGTTCGACGACGGATCGACGATTTGGGTAGTCGCGTTCAGTGCGGTTTCCGAGATAGCCGGCGACCCGAACACGCTGCAGGTATTCAAATCGAGCAATGGCGGCTCGACTTGGGCCGCTGCTGACGGGGGAACGAAGGCAGTCTACACGAGCCGCATCCAGGTCCGTGCTGATCCTCTCTGGCCTGCACAGCCGTATCTCTATGCTCTCTATTGCACGACCGCCGGGGCGCTGCATGTGTCCCGATACGATACGTCGACCGAGACGTGGGACTCGGAATCTTCGGGCGATCCCGCGGTCACTTTTCGCTATCCTGACGGTCGCGATAACAATGAGCCGTTATGGGCGTTCGACCTGCAGCAGGGCGCTGACGGAGCGGCGCTGGCGAACCTCGACGGCGACGAAGTGGGCGGGACGACCTACTACCGCGTAAGTCGATTGGCCATCGCTAAAGACACCTTGGCATGGAGCAGCGCCGTTCGCCTGGCAGGGCAGTCAGGACAAGTGGATTACAGTGTCGGCGACGTGATACGGGGCGATGGCGCAATCGGCATCCATGGCTGGTGGGGCAGCAATGACGTCGATCGCGAGAGCTTCCAGGCCGTCGTAGCCGACGAGGATGGCTCGTTCGTGAACGTGGCCACGAGCGCGACAGTCGCGGACTACATCTACACTGCTGACTGGCGTATCGATGGCCAACTGGTAGCGGTCAACGCGCGTTCGGAGACGGAAGAGACATGCATCCTGTTCGGCGGGTCTGCCGCCGCAGTTACGTGGTCCGCAGTATTCAGCGGCGCGGGCAGCGGCTTCGGCTACCCAATCGCATTCTCGCGGCGCGATGCGCTGCTGGACGTGTTCTTCGCGTGGCCTTATCCGTCTACTGACATCTATGTCCGCGAGTTCGACGGCTCCTCGCTGGGAGCATCGACCGCGATCTACTCTGGCGATGCCGCCATCGGGCCGATTGGCGCTGGCACGGTCGGGCCTGGGTCTGGCTGCGTGTTCAGCCTGGTGGCGGAACTTGTGGCATTGCAGCTGTGGTTCGTGTCGATCGGCACGACTGCGCAGATCGTTGGAGGCGCGGGCATCCCGTCAGTGGAGATGTTCGGGCGCTCACATGGAGTCGGCGGCGGCGGGCCACCATCGCAGTGCGGGCCTGGGACACCAGTGCTGCCAGCAGAATGCGGCGGCTCCGGGCCTGGGCTGCCTACGCCACCCGGCCAGCAGAACGCGTGCGGGTCGAGCATCGGGTTTGCCTACTGACTGCCAGGAGAAATGTGACCATAGAAGACCGACAGTACGAGTTTGAGCGGTTCGTGCGCGATGGGGTCGCGACTCTCCGAACGCAGATGGTACAGGTGCTGGATGTGTCATCCACCAGCAGCCGCGCCATCCACCAGCACGCGGAGCGGCTCACAGCCAACGAGGGGGAGTGGCGCAGTCTCCATGTGGAGATGCGCGCGGTGCGAGAGCAACTCCACACCCTTCAATCCGAGGTGGCGGAGCTGAAAGCACAGCGCGAGGGCATGATGTTGAGCTGGCGGATCCTGAGCGCGGTACTCGCGGCGGCGGCTGGCGTCGCAGGTTGGGCAGTTTCGACATGGAGAGACGTTAATAAATGAAACTACAAACAAACGTGTGGCTCACGGTCATCATGACGGCGATGCAGTGTGTCGCTCAGATCAGCGACCTGCTGCCAGAGCGCTGGAAGCATTGGGCGCTCGCATCGCAGATCATCTTCGAGGCCATGAAGGCGCTCATGGCGCATTTCAGCAACCCGGACGGCACTGCGGCGCAGATGGCGTATCGTCCATACCCTGGGCGCAACCCACTGCCCCCGGGCGTGCTCATGTTGACCGTGCTGCTGCTGCCGACTGCGGGCATCGCTCAGACCCGGGCGAGACCGGAGCAGCTCGGCGCGGATCCGGCGCCCACGGCTCGCGTGCTGGTCGTGATGCCGAGCGGCGTAGTCGTGCTGGCGCACATGCAGGACTTGGCGCTTGACACGACCGGGCCGGTCCCGGTGCTGCGGGCGTCGGTCGCCATCGCGTCACCACCACGGATGCGGAGCCTGCGCTGGAAAGTGGCAGGCGTCGAGGCGTCGTTCTCGCTGGCCGAGCCGCCATCGAGAGCATCGCTGCAACTCTACCGCAACGGGCTGCTCCTGACGGAGGGCGACGACTACACCATCGACGCCGCAGGCACTCGCGTCACGTTGCAGCCGGGGCTCGAAGCTCGCGCGGGTGACATCGTGCGGGCGCTGTATTTCTATTGATCGAGCACCGCCGCTGTTGAGGCCGCCCTGCTCCTGGGCCGGGCAGCAGCCACCTGCGCTAGGTGTAGTCCGTACTCCGCGATCTCCGCGGGAGAGTACGACGCATCCTGGCCAACAGCCTCAAAGTGATCCAGCCACCACCCAATGGTGTGACGCTTGCATCCGATTTGGACGTCGTCATCGACGGCCACGATCGTATCCCGCGTGCCCTCGATGAGGACGATATATGGATTCGCCGGCAGCACCGCGCCTGTCAGATCCGCACCCCGCAGATCCGCGTCACGCAGATTCGCGCCGGTGAGATCCGCGCCGATCAGATTTGCGTCGCTCAGATCAGCGCAGGTCAGATTCGCGTCCCGCAAATTTGCACCTCTCAGATGTGCGTCTCTAAGATTTGCACCGGTCAGCTTCGCGCCGGTCAGATTCGCGCCACTCAGATTCGCGAAGTACAGATTCGCGCCACTCAGATTCGCGCCGGTCAAGTCCGCGCCGTGCAGATCAGCGCAGGTCAGGCACGTGTAGGTGAGATTCGCGCCTCTCAGATGTGCGGCGCTAAGATTTGCGTTGTGAAGAAACGCGCCGATTAGGCGCGCGCGTCGCAGCTTCACCCCGGTGAGATCCGATCCGCTCTCGATTGCGGCTTCGACTGCCCGCCGCACGTCGTCTTCCTGGACCGTTACGCTCCCCACTTCGTAGTTCATTGGTTTCTCCTTTTGCGGGCTGCTGTCCGCTGCCCATAATTCATATTACCTCAGTGGCTTGATTTTGTCAACGGGAAAAGCGGCACTCTCGTGAATATTTCCGCGATCTGCCATAAAAAGCGAATAGCGCCGGAAGCCCGAAGGCACCGTGGTCAGATCCGCTCCTGTCAGATCCGCGCGCCTCTCAGATTCGCGCCGGTGAGATCCGCGCCTCTCAGATGTGCGCCGATCAGATTCGCGCCCCGCAAATTTGCACCGGCCAGATACGCGCCGCTCAGATCCGCGCCGCTCAGCTCCGCGCCGCTCAGATCCGCACCGGCCAGATACGCGCCGCTCAGATCCGCACCGGCCAGATACGCGCCGATGAGATCCGCGTCGGTGAGATCCGCGTCGGTGAGATCCGCGTTGGTGAGATCCGCGCCGATGAGATCCGCGCCGCTCAGATCCGCGCCGCTCAGATCCGCGCCGATGAGATCCGCGCCGGTGAGATTCGCGCCGGTCAAGTCCGCGCCGGTGAGATACGCGTTGGTGAGATCCGCGTTGGTGAGATCCGCGTTCCGCAGATTCGCGCCGGTCAGATGCGCGTCCTGCAGATTCGCGTCCTGCAGCTTCACGCCGCTCAGATCCGATCCGCTCTCGATTGCGGCTTCGAGTGCCCGCCGCACGTCGTCTTCCTGGACCGTTACGCTCCCCACTTCGCAGTTCATTGGTTTCTCCTTTTGCGGGCTGCTGTCCGCTGCCCATGATTCATATTACATTGCTGGCTTGATTTTGTCAACGGGAAAAGCGGCACTTCTCGTGAATATTTCCGCGATCTGCCATAAAAAGCGAATAGCGCCGGAAGCCCGAAGGCACCGGCGCTATTCGCTTTTCTGGGGGTGGGGATTATCCGCGATCCTCGTACCATTTGGTGCGCACGCATGCCGCCGAGCAGCGGCGCGGGCTGCAGTCATCTCCCCGCATGGGCAGCGATCGGACTTCCGTGGCCGCCCTGCTCCTGGGCGAGCACCGCCGCTGTTGAGGCCGCCCTTGCGCCCGGCGGCTGAGCGCACCATGCTCAGCCGCGCGGCTGCCTTCTGGTCTTTCGTCATTTTTCTCCTTTTGCCATCGCGGCGTGATGCGGGCTTCTGTCCACCAGTTGAATTCGGCGACCGATCCACCGCATCACTTGGACGCTTCGATGCCGGAACAAACAGAACCGTAGGTCATAGAGTCCATGCTCAGGCGCTCGCGGCTCCGCTTAGGTCAGCATCCCGCAGATTCGCTCCTGTCAGATCCGCGTCCCGCAGATGCGCATCGGTCAGATCCGCTCCTGTCAGATCCGCGCGGCGCAGATTCGCGCGCCGCAGATCCGCTCCTGTCAGATCCGCGCGCCGCAGATTCGCGCCGCCTATGCATGTGCCTGTCAGATTCGCGTTGATCATGCATGTGCCTGTCAGATTCGCGGCGCGCAAATCAGCGCCGCGCAGATACGCTCCTGTCAGATTCGCTCCTGTCAGATTCGCGCCCGCGCCGGTCGTCCTGGCGAGATCCGCGTCCCGCAGATTCGCGCCGGTGAGATTCGCGCCGCTCAGATCCGCGTTGGTCAGATCCGCGCCTGTCAAATCCGCGTTGGTCAGATTCGCGCCGGTGAGATTCGCGCCGGTGAGATTCGCGCCGGTGAGATTCGCGTTGGTCAGGCACGCGTAGGTCAAATCCAATCCGCGTAAATCCGCGCCGTGCAGATTCGCGCCGGTCAGATCGCGGCAACTCAGATCCGATCCGCTCTCGATGGCTGCAGTCACTACCCTGCGCATAGCATTGGGGGACTTGGTTTTCATTTGGTTTCTCCTTTTGCGGGCTGCTGTCCGCTGCCCATAATTCATATTACCTCGGTGGCTTGATTTTGTCAACGGGAAAAGCGGCACTTCTCGTGAATATTTCTGAGAGCTGCCGAAAAGCGAATAGCGCCGGAAGCCCGAAGGCCCCGGCGCTATTCGCTTTTCTGGGGGTGGGGATTATCCGCGATCCTCGTACCATTTGGTTCTCACGCATTGCGTACATGTGACACCTTGCGCGCCGCATCGGCAGCGCACCGTCTCGCGGTAGCCAGTACATGCCTTGCCGGTGTATTCCTTGGCGCAGCTCGGCGCCGAAAAGCACCCGCTGTATCCGTGCCGCGTGCCGTCTACCGGCTTGTGCGTGTGGCTCACAGCTCTACCTCCCCGATCATGCGCGCGTTCTGGATATCGATGGTCAGGCTATTGTGGAATCCGGCGCCGATCCTGCAGGTTGCGCCAGCTTCAGCGACCAGCCGATGCCGTCTCGCGTAGAGCGTCCCGGTGCGCGTCTTCTGCGTCTTGAGCATCGTCTGGCTGTCCACGCAGAACTCGGCACCCTCTACTGTCTCGCCATCGTGCGGGGCGCTCACCCACTCGTTGCCGGTGCGGCTCTCGATCAGGTTGGCTCCGTCTACCGCCGCCGCCTTGTACCGCGCCCACCCCTTGCTGCTGCTCGGCATCGTGGCCAGTGTGAATTTTACTGTCACTGTGTTCATTGGTTTCTCCTTTTGCGGGCTGCTGTCCGCTGCCCATGATTCATATTACCTCGGTGGCTTGATTTTGTCAACTGAAAAAGCGGCACTCTCGTGAATATTTCTGAGAGCTGCCGAAAAGCGAATAGCGCCGGAAGCCCGAAGGCACCGGCGCGGGGCACCGCCGCAGAGGATGATGGAGTCAGCGTTCGCCACACGCCGCCCCCCTTTGAAGCTCTGCGCCAAGCTTCGTCATGGCGTGGCTTATGAATCCCGCCGCTTTCCTTGGTGTGATGCCTCCCTGGTAATTCGCCTTCGAAAACCACTCCGCCGCGAACTGTTCAACAATCTTGGATGCCTGCTTGCAATGAAGCGACAACGCCTCCCTGAATTGCCGATTGGCATGGACGGATTCAAGTGTGTTCGATAGTTCCCGGCTGAGGAAATAGGTCAGGTACCGTTCCGTCACCCGTGCAAAGAAGTCGCGCGCTACCACCGAGAAATTGACCGGGGTGCCCAGCCGCGCCAATTCGCGATGAACATCTTCGGGCGTCGTTTCGAACAGGCTCGTTGTTCGTTGCCCCAGGATGGAACTCAGGGTTTCCGCAGCCCCCATCTGAGCCATCTCTCCCAGGTCGGTGCGCCCACCGACGCGGTAAACATGAGCGTCCACGGCGTCGGACAGGCCGCCGACCAGTTCCATCAGGGTCGCTTCGCCCGTGATGGAGACACCGATCTTGGCAAGCTCGCCAACAAAATCAGCTTTTTGGGCACAGAGCGGCAACTGCGTCAGGAGCCAGAAAGAGTGAAGGAGGGCGGGGTCGCGCGCAGCATCTTCCAACCCAAGTTTGGAAGCGTCTAGAGTTGCCGCAGCAATGTCAGCAGTGTCGGCGCCTGCGCCGACCAGGCCGACCACCTCTTTCCATTTGCGTGTTTGCGGAAGCCTTCCGAGCCGAGTATGATCCATGCACCCTCAACGGTTCGCTGCACAAAACAGCGAAACAACTACTTTATCTTCGCGGAAACCTTCCGTAATGCCGCCCGCGCCGCAAAAGAGATCGAGCGTCGTCAGGGGCGCGAGCGTCGCGCCGTCACTCATTCTGCCGCGGCGTCGGCACCGAGCGGACCCGGCTCGATGCGCTCCCCGCTTGCCAGGCGATCGGCGATCGCCTGCCGCAACGCATTATACCGATGGGTGATCTGCTGCACTGCGCCGGCAAAGTCGGCCGCGATCTGGAGCTCAAGCTGCGTGATCATTTGTAGATTCTGGTACCAATCGACGCAGAAAAGCAAGTGCGCCGAAGCATTTATTTCGAGAGCCTCTCGTACACCGAGATCAATCCCATGACCGTATCCCAATCGTGCGGAGTGGCCTTCGCGCGCAAGCGCTCCAGCCTGCGCGCGAGCTGCACCATTGACGGCTCGGGCGTCGACGGCACGGACAGCAACGCGCGGATCGGCTCCTCGAATGCATCCGCGATATCGTCCCTGCCGTGCTCGCGGGCCTGGCGCGCGAGCTTGCTGAGCATCTGGGGCACGTCGCCGACCTCTGGCGAGACACGCTCGTATCTCTGGATCGTGCTCATGCCGACGCCTAGCCGAGTCGCGAGTCGAGATTGCGATTCTCCCAGATGTTGGCGCAATGCTACCAGATAGGGCCGCAAATCTACCTTTGTTTCTTCCACTTGCTCTCCTCCACTTTTCCCTTGACATGCTTGACTTGAATCATCATACTCGCAGCATGGAATCAACTACAAGCAATATGGTAGCAGACGTTGACGACACCATGCTGCAAGCGCGCATACCGACGTGGGCGCATCAACGCCTGCGAGTAGGTGCTGCACTGGCTGGGCTGCGTGTCAATCAGTACCTGTTGTCGATAATCGAGGCGCACGTACCGGAGGTAACCCCCCGGTGAACCACCAAGACCACGAGGCCGCGAAGGCATATGACCGTACTATCGCATGTAATGCTGCACATGTGAATAGTACATGCGCGCCGAAGTGCGTACTAGCACCGTGCGCATGTGGAGAATCCCACACATGCCCGCTGTGCGATCGCGGATCCGCATGCGTGGCCTGCGGGCATGCGACGTGTCCTGACTGCAGCGTGATGCTCTGCAGAGCATGCGGCAGCCGCAAGCGCACCGGCGGCTATTGCCAGCAGTGTGCATGCCGCACCGATACCGACGTTACCTGCTCGACAGAAGCAACGAAAGAAGACGACTACGGCGACTGGGACGTCCGCGAGAAGGGATGCTGGCCGTCGCACCAACAGCACCTGCGCAGCAGCTATGTCCAGGCCATGCGGGCGGCGGCCATGGGCCACCCGGTTGTGATCGATGATTCTTGTCCGTTCTGATGAAGGTAAAGGAGGAACTATGAAATTCGAGGTGTGTTTCACGTCTTCGCTGACGGTCGTACCGACCGTCAGCTATTACCCCAGCCTGCAGGATGCCGCTGAGGCGGTACACCACTTCCTGCTGCTCGGCACCTACGACCGCGCAGCAGTCTACTACGGGCCGACCGGCGGAGTGCTCGGCATCTGGCGCCGCGCCACGCGGCATGGCCGGAACATCGTCGAGCGCATCAACGAGGCGGTGGCGGCATGATGGCCGCCACATACATCCCCAGCAACCGGAGCGTCTCCGCGATCCGCGCGGATATCGAGGACAAGCCGGTGTACCTGATTGTCGTCGACGGCGGCATCCGCGCCGTCGAAGCCGAAGTGTGGGACTCGCTGTTTCGCCCGTGCGAGGGCGCATTGCCGGTGCCCGAAACGCCGATACGCCGTCAGCAGCCGCAGCCGCAGCAGCCGTTCCTCGACGAGGCTGCGGAGCTGCCACAGGAGCGCGCGCTGGCAGCTCTCCGCAGCGTGTCGCCCGATGGGCTCACGACGCACGAGGCGGGCGACCGGCTGTATCCAGGATCGGACAAGACGCAGCGGTTCCGGAACGCGATGATCGCACTGAGCGGCCTGCGGGGCCGCGGACTCGCAGAACTGCTGGAGTGTCCGGATACCAGGCTGGACAAGTGGTTTGCGGTGGCGGTGGCGCGATGACATCCCGCCGCTTCTTCCGCTCTATCGCGGCACTGTCGCCGATCCAGATACTGCAACTCGCGATGAGGATGCAGCAGGCTCGACCGGGCGACTCCACGGAGCCGCGTGGTGGTGCCGCGCGTAATGATTTCGCGGCACCAATTACTCCAGGAGGACGAATAGATGAGCAATGAACTGGTACAGCACCCGAACGGCGGCGCCGTAGCCACACAGCACTGGTCGCTCGACGCGGAGAAGGTCCGCGTCGTCAAGGATGTAGTAGCACAGGGCACCACGGACGTAGAATTGGCGTTCTTTATCGAGGTCTGCCGGCGGACCGGGCTGGACCCGTTCTCGCGGCAGATCTACTGCACCAAACGCGGCGCGGACGACGACGAGGGCAAGAAGCTGACGATCCAGACCGGCATCGATGGCTTCCGGGCGCTGGCCGAGCGGACCGGCAAATACGACGGGCAGCTTGGGCCGTTCTGGTGCGGTCCGGACGGCGCCTGGCGCGAAGCCTGGCTGGATGACGAGTACCCGCCGAATGCTGCGCGCGTCGGCGTGAGGCGGAAGGACTGGAGAGAGCCTGTCTGGGCGATTGCGCACTACGTCGAGTATGTCCAGCTGAATCGGTTCAAGAAGCCGGCGCGGATGTGGGAGAAGATGCCGGCGAACCAGCTGGCGAAATGCGCCGAGGCTCTGGCGCTGCGCAAGGCGTTTCCGCAGGACATTTCCGGCCTGTACACCCATGACGAGATGGGGCAGGCGGACTACGATGGCGGCGAGTCGCGCCGCCATCGACCACAATCACCGCATGCGCCACCGCATGCGGCGCCGCATGCCTCGCCGCATGCCGTACAGCAGGCCGCTCCACATGCGGAGCCACTGGCTGCCGTCGAATCTTCTGACGTCGAGACGCTATTCGTGCGCTGCAAGCGACCGGACAAGGAGACCGGCAAGCTCCAGTGGGACAAGTACGCATTCGCGTCGGTCGCCGGTGACCTGAAAAAAGACATCGTGGAGCTGTGCGGCACTGACGGGCCGTACTACGACACGCTGGCAGCCTTCCATCTGGAGCACTGCGGCCCGGATGAGCTCAAGGGGCGCAAGCCCGTCGAGTTGTGCGCGCTCGTCAAGGCGCTGTACATGCGCTGCGAGTCGATCCGCGCGATCGTCGCGACGGACTCCCCGGCTGACGAGATGGAGGCACCTCGGCCATGACCGCGCTCCTGGCTCGCATCGGCTGGTGGTGGTTATCTGCACCACGTTACATCACATCGGTGATATCTGCACCACGTTACACCACATCGGTGAACAAATGACCGCGCTCCTGGCTCGCATCGGCTGGTGGTGGTGCCGCTGCTGGCATCACCGCATCTCTCGTCCCATCCACGGCCAGTACATGTGCTGGGAGTGTGGGCGATTGCATCGCGTGGAGTGGCGGTGATGCGAAGCAAACCCATGGTGTACCTATCGAGGCTCCGGCGCGGCGAGTACGTGGTGCTCAAGCCGGAGCCCCACCGGGGCATCCTGTACGCCTCGTCATTGCCCGAGGCATTCGATAAAGCTCTCGCGTGGTGCGAGGCGAAGCGGACGGAGAAGGCGAAGCCCCATGGCGCATGACACGTACCGACCCGCGCGTGGCGTCGGCTACTACCAGGCCTCGATGAGTATGCAGCAGCCGCGCAAGTGCATCGACTGCCAGCAGCCGTTCGTCCCGAAAACGCCACGCGCGAAGCGCTGCCCGAAGTGCCGTAAGACCGGAAGGTGGGCATGAGCCGCACCGCGCAGCTCTGGCGCACGCGCGAGTGGCGGCTGTGACAGCACGCCAGCTACAACCGGCGCCAGTGTCGGACTGCCGTTGCGATTGCCATTGCGACCCGCGCGTGCGGCACATGTACCTCTGCTGTCAGCCGTGCATCGACTGTGGCCGGCACACGGCGCTCGACCGCTGCCTGGAGTGCGCCATGCGCAACCCGCACGCCCGCGGCATCACCTGGAGCCGATGGTGGGCGCGCCATGGGCATTCGTGGGCATCACCGGCACCGGTACCGGCGGTGCCTAAACAGAAATTGGAGCTTGGGAGGGACAATGACACGCGAAGAATACGCAGCAGCGGTAGCGCGCTGTGACCAGGAGATCGACGAGATATCGACCCGTCCGGATGTGCTGGCGGGGAAATGTCCGGCGTGGCTTGTGACGCTCGGTATCGAGAGAAGGACAGTCGACATGACCGTTTCAGGGAACAAACGGCCTACGCACGTTACCAAAGAATCAAAACATCACTTCACGGTCGCAGAACTTTTTTGTGGCTGCGGCGGTCTGTCTCACGGCTTCGCGCGCTCAGGCGACTTCCGTATCGTGTTTGGAAACGATGTCAAGAAAGCGGCGTTGCGGACGTTCGTGCACAACCATTCGCGCAAACAACAGTCACCGGAGACGATTGAAGGAGACGTCCGCAAAATTTCCGTCCATGACATTGAACAGGCGTTGGAGCGTCAATGTGTCAAGCCCGGAGAACTGGACTGTCTGATTGGTGGCCCGCCTTGCCAAGGTTTCTCTCAAATGCGCAGAAGCGCAGAGCGACAGGAAGATGGCTTGGTTCGCTTCAAGGGCTACAACAAGTTAGACGAAGATCCTCGGAACGATCTCGTTCTTCGCTTCCTTGAAATAACAAATGCGCTTCGTCCGAAGATTGTTCTGATTGAAAATGTTCCGCAGATGCTGCGCCATGGACGAAACGGCGTTCTAGGCGGGCTTGCAGCAGACGTAAAATCCATGCTTCAAGAGATTGGTTACACGGTAGTGGTGGGCGTGAGCAATTCAGCCGACTATGGCGTTCCCCAGCTCCGTGAACGCTCATTCTTCTTAGCGTCGCGGATCGGCAAAATAGGCTTCCCGAAAGCGACCCATGGAGATCCCAAAAGGGCGGGGTTAAAGTCGAAAGGCTTGTTACCGTGGACCACAGTGAAGGACGCATTAAAAGATTTGCCTGCGGTCGCTGCGGCGAAAGACATTCTGGGTGGTGGTGCGCTTGACCTCTATCCGGGTGGCAGACTATCCCAGTACGCCAAACTGATGCGCAGCACTGAGGCGTTCCCTCATAACCATCTCACGCGATCCTACAGTCAGAGAATTATCGACATCGTTCATGAGATGAAGCCTGGCGAAACATGGGACAGCGCCAGCGCGCGGATGCAGGAAAAATACGAAAAACTGATTGCCAAGCGCATAAAAGAACATAAGGGATTTGATCGTAAAAAGGCAAAGGATCAGCTAGTCCGAGAAGGGCTCATCAATCCTGTCTTCTACCGACAGTATTACTGGAGCGCCTATACCCGGCTGGCGTGGGACAAACCATCTCTGACAATTACGGCCAACTGCAATTTCCTTGGTTCCGGACGATTCACGCACCCCGAACAGGATCGCGGCATCACCATGCGGGAAGCAGCCCGGTTGCAATCGTTTGAAGACGACTTTCTCTTTTTGACTTCACCGGAGAAGGGGGACAAGGATTCAATTGGAATCGGCATGGACATGATCGGGGAAGCTGTGCCACCGCTTCTAGGCGAAGCATTTGGACGCCAAGCCGCTATTACCTTAACGAAGTCATACAAGGGCGAGAGCAACGCATGGAACACAGCAGATGAACCTCAAATTCGTCGCCACACCGAGGTTGGCTTTCGTGTCTTAAAGTTGGCCTCCGAGGATTGGGAGCGCGAGAAGCGCCTGCTGGCGGCGCAGTACGAGGCCACCACACATGGCTAAGCTCACGGCGTCCGGCATCAAAGCACAGGCAGCGGAACGCGAGCGGCAGCAGCAACTCGCGCGGCGTGTGCTCGCGGACCCGACACGCTATCGGCGGCACCTGATCGAGTGGGCGCGCCTGGTGCTTGCGCCTAGTCAAGGAGGGGCAATTCGATGACCGTCAATCTCACGCTGCCGGGCTCGCCACGGACGAAGAAGACCAGGGGAGGGACAATGACACGCGAAGAATACGCAGCAGCGGTAGCGCGCTGTGACCAGGAGATCGACGAGATATCGACCCGTCCGGATGTGCTGGCGGGGCAATGTCCGGCGTGGCTTGTGACGCTCGGTATCGAGGATTGGGAGCGCGAGAAGCGCCTGCTGGCGGCGCAGTACGAGGCCACCACACATGGCTAAGCTCACGGCGTCCGGCATCAAAGCACAGGCAGCGGAACGCGAGCGGCAGCAGCAACTCGCGCGGCGTGTGCTCGCGGACCCGACACGCTATCGGCGGCACCTGATCGAGTGGGCGCGCCTGGTGCTTGCGCCTAGTCAAGGAGGGGCAATTCGATGACCGTCAATCTCACGCTGCCGGGCTCGCCACGGACCAAGAAGACCAGCAACCGCATCGTGCGCTTCGCGCGCTTCGGGCGCGAGCACGTAAAGATCATGCCGAGCGAAGCGTACATTGTGTGGGAGCAACACATCCTGACGCTAGCCAGCGACATCAAGCGCGGCCTGGCCGGCGTCACGCTGCCGATCGATGCTCCGGTGGCGATCGAGGCCACTGTGTACCGACAGCAGCTCACCGGCGACCTGGCGGGCTACCTGCAGGCGATCGGCGATGTGATCCAGGAGCCGGTGATCCGCGCCGGCAAGATGACCCGCCGCGGGCTCGGCATCATCAAGGACGACGCGCTCATACACTGCTGGGACGCACGGCTCGACTGCGACCCGGCGAACCCAAGAATCGAGCTTCGCATTACGACGACTTTGGAAGGACTACTACTATGATTTCAAAAAAGGGACAGCGATGGTTCAGGTTGTGGGCCGATCTGCTGATCGAGCCGCGCGTGCAGCTTCTGCCTCCTGCGATTTTTAAACATTGGGTCAACCTGCTGTGTTTGACCTGCCACCACGACGGAGTGCTGCCCGGTATGGACGCGATTGCGTTCGCACTGCGCATCACTCCAGAGGACGCGCGGAAGGTAATCGCGGACCTGGGAGACCTGATCGACGAGGAAGACGGAGTGCTCCGTCCCCACAACTGGAGCGAGCGTCAGTTCGTCCAAGCTGCTTCTACTCAACGAGTTGCAGCGTTCCGTAAACGGAAAAACGTTCCCGAAACGCATGAAACACATGAAGCGTTACATGAAACGTTACATGAAACGCCGAGTGCCGCGTTACATGAAACGCATGAAACGCCGAGTGCCGCGTTACATGAAACGCATGAAACGCCGAGTGCCGCGTTACATGAAACGCATGAAACGCCTCGCGCGCCCCCACGCGCGCGTTCAGACTCAGAGGAGAGGAGAGGAGATACAGATACAGAAACAGAAACAGAAACAGAGAAGAAAACCGTTTCACGTTTTCCAAAATTCACCGGACTGCAATCCGACGAGCTGCAATCCGTCGCGAATCGGATGCGCCAGAGGCATCGGAAGAAATACGGACTTGGCGGGCTCGAGCTCGAACGCTGCATCACTTCGCAGCTCGACGGAGCGGTGGATCCATCGGCGGTGCTGCGGGCCATCGAGCGGCGGCATCGCCTGCTGTGCGACGTCGAATGCGCCAGCACCGACACGCAGTACTGGCCAGGCCTATGCGACTGGGTGCGCAAGGGCCGGTATCTGGACCCCGACCCGCCACACCCCAAGCCCGCGATCACAAAACTCGAAGCCATGATCAGGAGCTGTTGAGGCATGCCCATCGAACGCAACGTTGCGATCCGTCAAATCGAGCGGCTGGCCGGCATTCCTTCGCATGGCCCACAAACCGAAGCGGCGCTTGCCGACCTCGTCGACGTGCTCGCCGAATTCTCGCGGAGCGAAGGCCACGCCAGGCGCACCATCACGGAGCTGCTAGAGAATCCAGGCGACCCGCCGCGGTGGCCGACCATCGCGACGATCCGCTCGGTAGCATGGGGGCTGCTCACCGATGACGACAAGGCCCACCGCTGCGATGCCTGTGGCGGTACCGGATGGGTGCACCGGGTACGCCTGATCTGGATGATTGGGCAGTTGACGCCGTACGACTTCTCCGGCCGGTGTAAGCGCTGCGGGATACCAGAGCAGACCGCATCCGATGCGCATTCGCTCGCCTCGTAGTGCGTCAGTCGTGGAGTGTGGGGCTTGACACTTGGAGAATAAGCGAAGTAAGATTGCATCGAACCGAGACGGAGAGTCACCTTTCCGGTGGGCGGCATGGCGCTGTATACCATCCGCCCGCTGGTCAGCCGGGCATCACATCCAAGGCCCACAACGTCGGCACCGCGGCGACACATCAGGCAGTACCCGCGTGGAGGATGTTCACCGCGACCTACATGCCCGAGCCATGCTTAAAAAAAAACTCGCTGAACGCGTCCGCATCGAGCAACACACCGGCGCATTCGCATTCTGGGAGTCTCCAGAGGCTGCTCAGCGACTCATCGACCGAGGCGCGGCTCGCGCAATCGAAGTGCAGCGGCAGCGCTACATTCTCGCGGTCCGCTTCCTACCGACCGCGAATCGCCACGATTGTCCGCTGCCACCCGGGCGCAGGCTCAGCCTCGCAATGCTAGCCGGGATGCGCACCGTCACACGTGCCGAATCCGACACCAACCCGCCGCGATGCTGGACCTTCCGGCCCCAACCGACGACCGCTTTAATTTCGGGAATGAAAAGCAAGTGATGGAACCGAAACCACCGAAGCGCGGCAGGCCGAAGACTGAAATCAATCTCGAGGTAGTCGAGAAGCTCGGCATGCTCCAATGCACCGACATCGAGGTCGCCGCATGGCTGGGCGTCACGACGCGCACGATCGAATTGTGGCGAGCGAAGGGCGAAGAGTTCGACGTCTCGCTGTCGCGAGGCAAGGCCAAGGGGCGCATCAGTATCCGCAGGCAGCAGATACGGCTACTCGAGGCTGGCAACGCGACCATGGGTGTATGGCTAGGCAAGCAGGTACTGGGCCAGCGCGACATCGTCGCGAACGAGATATCCGGCCCTGACGGCAAGCCCATCGCGATCGAGCGAGGCGCAACCGAGGCACTCATGGCGGCGCTGGATCGCATTGTGGCGCGCAGGGAGCCGGACACCGAAGGCGGCGCAGAGTGACGCTATCGCGGCGCGGGTTCTTCGGTGGCGCCACAGCATCGCTGGCGGCGACCGTAGCGGCGCTACCCGCAGCCGACCGCCGCGAGGCCCTGGCGGCTCTCACGCCGACGCAGCACGCATCGCTGCTGACCGACTGGCGATTCTGGGCACGCCCGCATCAACTCCCGCCGGCGGGCGACTGGCGCACATGGCTGGTACTCGCGGGCCGCGGGTGGGGCAAGACCAGGACGGGCGCAGAGACGGTCAGAGCATGGGCCGAGAGCGGCCAGTATCGACGCATTGCCCTGATCGCACCGACAGCCGCCGACGTGCGCGACGTGGTAGTCGAGGGCGAGAGCGGCATCCTGGCCATCGCGCCGCCCAACAACCGACCGCAGTACGAGCCATCGAAGCGTCGGTTGACGTGGCCGAACGGCGCGATCGCGACGGCATATTCGGCCGACGAGCCCGAACGGTTACGCGGTCCGCAACACGATGCCGCCTGGGCCGACGAGCTTGCCGCGTGGAATTACCACGAGACTTGGTCCATGCTGATGTTCGGGCTGCGCCTAGGCGTCGACCCGCGCGTCGTAGTCACCACGACGCCGAAGCCGCTGCCCATCATCCGCGAGTTACTCGCGGACCCGACGACCGCAGTTACTCGCGGGCAAACGTACGACAATCGGGCTAACCTGGCGCCCCAGTTCCTCAACAGCATCATCCGAAAGTATGAAGGGACGCGCATGGGCAGACAAGAGCTACTGGCGGAAGTGCTCGACGACGTACCCGGCGCGCTCTGGACGCGAGCCATGATCGACGCCGCGCAGGTGGACGCTTGCGGAGGCGACCTGATGCGCGTGGCGATCGGCGTCGACCCGGCAATCAGCGCCATGGACGAGAGCGACCTCACTGGCATCGTGGCAGCCGGAGCGCTCGATAACGGATGCGCCGTAGTGCTCGGTGACTACTCATGCAGGGCGAGCCCTCAGGAGTGGGCAACGCGTGCTGTCAATGCATTCTGGCAGCACCGGGCTGATGTAATCGTGGCCGAGGCCAACCAGGGCGGCGACATGGTACGGGCGACGATCCAGATGGTGGATCCGCGAGTGCCGGTCGAGCTGGTGCACGCCAGCAGAGGCAAGCTCGTGAGAGCCGAGCCCATCGCGGCACTGTACGAACAGGGCAGGGTCAGACATGTGCGCACGGCGGCGCTGGCGCAGCTCGAAGACCAGATGTGCAGCTATTCGCCTGGATCGATGATGAAGAGCCCTGACCGCATGGACGCGCTCGTGTGGGCGCTGTGGCGGCTCTTCATCGACGGACCTGGGCCGCAGATGATGATTTATCATGACCCTGTAATGATTTCGACTTACTGACGATGTTCGGAGGAACTAACTAATGGCGTCCTATAACTGGACTACCGCGGACGAAATCTACTTCTTGCGATCGCTGGAGGCGGCCAAGCCCGCGAGCGCCCGGAACTACGCCACCGCGCTACTCAAGGGCCGCCGGTGGGATGCGGGCATGGACATAGAGCGCGTCGAGGCTGAGGCCAGACGCATCCTGACACCCGAGCATCCCGCGATGCTGCTAACTTGACACGGAGGAAACACAATGCCGCAACCGTACACCAGCATCATCCCGCGCAACATCGCGTGGTACCCGTCCGTCGCAGCGTTCGCCTCGACAGGCGCAGTCGCACCCGTCGACAACAGCAGGCCGCGCAAGCTATGGCGCGACAACTCGCCGTATCCGAGCGTGGAGAACTACTGGCGGGGCTTTGCCAGCGTGCAGCAGGAGAAGAGCTATCGCTTTATCGCGCGGGCTGCTGATGGTACGCCGCTGCTCTGCCCGATCGACTCGCAGGAGTTCTTTGGCACGTACGGCCTGAATATGGCTCAGATCGCGGTGGTCAACACCTACCGCGAGTTCTCGTTCATGTTTGCGGGCGGCGTTCCGTACCTGGCTAGTGCTGCAGTTCCGGCGATGTGGGCCGACCTGAACATGGGCGGCTTCGGCGCGCCCATCGACTACCCTGTAGACCTGCCGACGAATATTCTGCTCGCCGTCGAGAACGGCGAGGTGGTCGCGTATGACTACCAGGAGTTCCTCCGCGTGGCGAAGCCGCCGCAGATGGGCGACTTCGAGCGCCTGGCGCTCATCGACAGGATCAGACAGGCAGGTGCGCCGCATGCCGAGCAAATCAAGGCTATCCGTGCGATCTGCACCGACTGGCACCCATCCACGAGACTTACGTAACGACTCTCGGAGGTTCAATTGAAATCACTAGCAAGCAAGATACTGAAGGGCGTGGCCGGCGGCGCCCGCCTGGCGTTGCCTGTCCTCAAGCTCCTGGTACCGGGCTCCGTCGGTGTAGCGATCGACGTCATTGGCACCGCGATAATCAGAGCGGAGAACCAACTGGGCAGCGGTAGCGGAGCCCAGAAGGCGCAGGCGGCGGCGGCTGTAGTGGCCGCAGCGGCACCGCGGATTGTCGAGCAGATCGAGCTATCTACGGGCCGCGAGCTGGCCGACGAAGACATGCTTGCGCATGGCCTTGGGCAGCTGCAGCAAGGCACGTTCAGCGTGCTCAAGGCGTTTCGGTTGATCTGAAAATGCCGCAACGGACGACCGATCAGCACCGCGAGTACATGCGCGCCTGGCGCAATCGTGGCAGATGGCTGCGCGATGCTCGGCGAGGCATCGGCGGGCCGCGTGGGTTCGACTGGCGATCACCGCTGCACCCGCGCGATCTACGGCGTTCGTTGCGATACGGTGTTCGCTGTGACGAGTAACACGAGTAACACGAGTAACACGAGGCATTGACATGGCACAGCAAAACATCATCGACGTAATCACCACAGCCAAGCGGCTCATCCGCGAGACCGGCTCGCCGGTACCGTGGGAGATAGTCGCGGCGCAGTGGGCGCTTGAGTCGGGCTTCGGGCGGCACGCACCAGGCGGCAATCCGTTTGGCCACAAGGCATCGAGCACCTCCAGCGCGAAGCTGCTAAAGACCACCGAAGTATTCACGCTTCTCGAGGCCGAAGAGTTCCTCGAGGGCCGGGGCCGCACACTCAAGCCGATCCGCGATGCGGGCGGCGGCAAGACGGAGTACGAGGCGCAGGATTGGTTCGTCGATTACGACGGCTCGCTCGATGCTGCCGTGCGCGGGCATCTGCGCATCCTGAGCTTGCCGAGGTACAGCAAGGCACTCAAGGGCTGGCCGACGCATGGAGATGTGGGGAGGCTCGCGGTGGAGATCGCAGCGGCAGGCTACGCCACCACCGCGGCGAAGGAATACGGCGCGCGCGTGGCTCGGTGCTTCAGGGATTCCCGGATGGCCATGGCTCTGCGCGCCATGCTGGCCGCTGCCGCATCGCGCACGGTAGACGCCGAATGACACCTCCGGTGACCATAACGCCCGCGATGGCTGAATGGGGAAACGTAAATGCAGAATAATGTTCCTTTCTACGATAACGACCGGCTGTGCACTTATGACGGCACACTCCTGGGCAATGGCGAGTTCGTGATCGCCATTGGGTGGCTGGCGCGCCAGATACCGACGATGGAAACCATGGACACGCTGAGCACGATCGCAAGGCAGGCTATCCCTGGCTCGACTGTGTTGCTCAAGCCGATGGTGGACGCCGGGGTGAACGTGATTATCACCGACGCCGGGTTGCGTAAGACCATCCCGGTATACGCGCTGGCAAATGCATACCTCGGCGGGCCTGCTGGCTCGCGCCCTGATGCCGTGCGCCGCTTTGTCCGCGACTTACCCTACGACGACTAACACTACGACTAACGACGACCTTCCTCCCGGAAGCTGCGGGTTCCTCCTTCCCGCAGGACCTGCTTGCTTGACCTGACCACTGCCCGGAGGGGCGGCGCGCAAACCGCCCCTCACCTTTCCATGAAAATATTTGACCGCCTGACTAATCGACCCTTGGTCGAAGCGCTTCAGCGCTCGGTGCGCATCGCCGAGGCTAACGGCGGCCTGCTCATGGAGCGACTCGCAGAGCTTGAGCTGGCTATCGAGAGCCAAGGCTGGGATCGGCTCAGCGCCGACAACAGCCGAGACTTCTCCCGTAGCGCGCTCCGCAAGATCACGCACGCATCGCGGCTTTTGTTTTTGAAAAACCCGCTCATCAACCGGGCGGTGACGCTCCAGGCGTACTACGTGTTCGGGCAAGGGATGACGGTGAGCAGCAACGACGAGCCGATCCAGGAGGCCATTGAGGCCTTCATGTCGAACCCGCGCAACCAGGCGGAGTTGACATCGCATCAGGCCCGCACGATGAAGGAGATGGACCTCCAGGTCCACGGGAACCTGTTCCTGGTGCTGTTTACCACCGACATCTCCACCGGCGGCGTCACCGTGCGGAGCATCAACCCCGATGAGGTTGAGGAAATAATCACAGACCCCGACGACGCACGTTCTCCGTGGTTCTACAAGCGCGTATACCAGCACGAGTCTTATGACCTAGCGGCCGGCACCAAAAAAACCACGAGCAGCACAACGTACTACCCGGACATTCGGCACGACGGCGGTCTCGACGCAGGCAGGCCCGAGACCATCGGCGGCTATCCGGTGATGTGGGACGCTCCGGTATTTCACATTCGCGTAGGCGGGCTCTCCGACATGCGCTTCGGCGTCCCTGAGACCTACCAGGCCCACGACTGGGCCCTGGCTTACAACGAGTTCCTTGGCAACTGGGCCACCATCACCAAGGCTTACGCTCGCTTCGCCTTCAGCGTCGAGACCAAGGGCGGCGCGAAGGCCGTAGGCGCGATCAGCGCACGCATGAGCGCGCAGGACAGCGGCGCGATGAACACGAACCCGCCAGTGAACACCGCCTCGACGTGGATCAGCAGCAACAGCCACATCTCGCCGGTCAAGACATCCGGCGCCACGACGAGCGCTGCCGATGGGATGTACCTCGCGCTCATGGTGAGTGCGGCCATGGGCATGCCATACCCGATGCTCATGGGCGATCCGAGCACCGGCAATCTAGCCACGGCGAAGACGCTCGATCGACCGACTGAATTGAAGTTCCGCGACCGACAGGAGCTGTGGCGGCACATCTTCACGACCGTCCTGGAGTACGCGATTGTCCGCAGCAAGCGGGCCGCCGGCGGCGCACTGCGACCCTACGGCGACGACTACCACTCGCCCATCACGGTATCGTACCCGCCGATCCTGGAGCACGACATCACCGAGCAGGTACGCGCCATCATCAGCGCGGCCACGCTCGACGGCAAGACGCCCGCGGGCACCATCCCGCTGGAGCACATCAGCCGCATGGTCCTCACTGCACTCGGCGTCCAGAACGTCGAAGAGATCGTAGCGGCTATCGAGGACATCCCGGATGATGTGGAGCCGCAGGTTGCCGAGGCGCTGCGCGGGCTTCGATCGGCGATTGACACATGGAGCCGATAAAAAATCGATGTCACACAGCACAGTGCTGGTAGCACTTGACCGGCTGCGGGAGGCTCTGACGGGGCGAACGATCGACAGGGCAAAGCGACCCCACGAGCGGCGGCTACGGGCCATTATGCGGCGCATGTTCGCGCAGCAGCGCAAGGCCATCGAGTCGCAGTTGCTGCCCGAAGCGCGGCTGATGATGTTCGCCGTGCGGGAAGCGATGCCGCTGACCCTGGAGCGGCTACTGGCAGTGATCCTCGCAGCCGATGAAGCGACGTTCTCGTCAAGCATGGCAAGCGTGCTGGCGGCTGCGTTTCAGTCAGCTGGCGAAGCGCAGGCGCTGGACATGGGCTCGTCGTTCGCGCTGAGCACCGCAACCATCCAGGCTCTGATGGCCGAGCGCGCGGCTGACCGCATCGCCGGCATCAACGCCACGACGCGGGACATCGTGCGAGACATTCTCGTCGCCGGCGCCGAGCAGCGACAGAGCTACACCGCCGTTGCTCGGATCCTACGGCAGCGCTTCGACGAGTTTCGCGGACCGCCGGTACAGCGGCACATCCGGGACCGTGCCGAGTTAGTCGCCATCACCGAGGTCGGACAGGCGTACGTTGACGGGCAGCTCGCCAGCGTGCAGGGCATCATCGATGCCGGTATCCCGATGGAGAAGGCCTGGCTCACGGTGGGCGATGACCGCGTGAGTGACGGGTGCCAGTCCAACCAGGGCGCGGGCTGGATCGAGTTCGCCGATGCGTTCCCGAGCGGGCACCCGGCGCCGCTGAGATTTCCCGGGTGCCGATGCGCAGTGCAGATGAGACCCAAGCCATGACCATGACCATCACCATTTTCAGGCGACTGCTGGAGAAGGGCCGCACGTTCTCCAAGGCCAACGAGGGCAAGCTCCGCAAGGCCCTGGAGAGCATCAGCGACCTGCTGGCGCAACTGGACACCGCAGAGGTAGCCGAAGCCGAGCGCAGCCACCGCGATCGCGGCAATGCCCTCCAGCGCGCGATTCGTGCGGCAATGCCCGAGCAGGATCCATCCGTCGCCGATGTCTTTGATGCGGACCTCGTATACGAGCAGGGCGGGCGCTACTACCGCGCGGCCTACGTGCTCGACGACGCAGGCATCGCCACGCTGGGTGATGCCACTGAAGTACTGCCGCAAGTCATCTACACCGCCGTTGGCGAACCTGCACTGACCGAAGCGTCCATCGACAACGAATTCACACCTCTCGACCTTACCGAAGCGGCTAACGCAGGGCTGAAGATCATCGCGCCTGGCTGGGGATCCTCCGGCTACTACTCGCCTCAGACGCTGCGCGCGGCCGCTTCGGTATTCACCAAAGGCCTGAAGATGTACTGGGACCACCAGACCGCCGCCGAGGAAGCGGCAAAGCCTGAAGGCTCGCTCGACCGGCTGGCCGCCGAGCTCACGGAGGACGCGCGATATGAAGAGCAGGGCTCCGACGGGCCGGGGCTGTACGCGCGGGCGAAGGTATTCGCCCGCTTCGCCGGCGCAGTGAGGGACCTCAAAGACCACATTGGCGTGAGCATCCGCGCGTCTGGCATGGCGAAGCAGGGCGAAGCCGAGGGCCGCAAGGGTCCCATCATCGAGCGCATCACCGCCGCCAAGAGCGTCGACTTTGTGACCGCGCCTGGCGCGGGCGGTCAGATCTTATCGTTATTCGAGTCGGCTGGCTGGAGGATGCCTGCCACCCCACAACCACAAGAGGAGAACACTATGACCACCAAAGAAGAGACGCAGGCTCTCATTGCCGAGTCGATGTCGCCTCTGCATGAGTTACTCGCGGAGCTGCGCGCCGACAATGCACGCTTACGGGAGTCGCTGGTGCTTCAAGGCGCTGCCGAATTCGCGAAGCGCAGATTGGCCGGCATCACCATGCCCGAGATCACGCGGCAGCGGCTCGCGGAGAGCTTGCCCGCGCGAGCAACAACCAAAGACGGCGCACTGGACGTAGCAGCGTTCAGCGCGCTTATCGAGGCATCGGCCAAAGCCGAAGTCACGTACCTGCAGAGTGTCGCCGGACCGCGCATCCTCGGCATGGGCGCATCCACCGTCGAGGCGAATGCCGAGGACATCGACAAATCGCTGGCCGAATCGCTGCGCGCGCTCGGCGGGCTGGACGAAGCGGCAGCCACTCGCGCGGCTGCCCGAAACTAACGGAGAACGAAAAACAAATGGCAACGAATTTGATCATCAACAATGCGCACGCCTTGTCTTTGCCGTGTTCAGACCCGACTACACCCGCCACCGGCGGGCCTGTTCGCTTCGGATACTTGACCGGCGTTGCGATCACAGACGAAGGCGAAGGCGGCAATAGCGCCTCGAACACTACCGTTGAGCTTGGCCAGCACGTCTGGGACCTCAGCGTAAAGGGCGTCGACGGCAGCGGCGATAGCGCGGTGGCGGTAGGCGATGCGATCTACCATACCGACGCGGACACGCCGAAACTCAACAAGAAAACGTCCGGCTACTTCTTCGGCTACGCGCTCGAGGCTGTCGATTCCGGCGCTACCTCAACTGTCAACGTCCTCCATGTCCAAAGCCCGGGCAGCGGCTCGGTTGGCAGCGGCACGGTCGGCGAAAGCAACCTCGCAACCGGCGCGGTCACTGCCGTCAAGCTCAGCGCGACGCTAAAGAAGGGCTTCATCCCGCTTGACGTCGCCAGTCTGCGCATCATCGCAACCAACGCCGTCGGCAACCTCTCGGAAGGCATGCTGCTCGACGGCAACACGGCACCGAGCCTGGCTCGCGTCAACGGCGCGACCGATAAGGCGCTGCGTGTCATCTGGGCCGCCGGGTCGAGCATTGAATGCCAGTTCCCGCCGGTTTCGAAACCGCCGGATCTGGACGGCGCGACCGCGCTCACTGTCCACCTGATGATCGGCAAGGACACCAACACGGACACCACCGTCACTGTCGACGTCCAGGTGTTCGACGGCGTTGGGGACACCGAATGCGGCGCGGCTACTGCGGCGCTCGCGGCTGCCACGCTCGCGGAATATTCCGCGTCTGTGGCCGCTGGCGACCTCGGCGACCACCCCGGCTTCCTTAACGTTGCGCTCGTTCCCGGCACGCACACCAGCGACGCTATATGGCTGTACTCGGCCTGGATCGAGTACACCCGAGCCTAGTCCATCGGAGCACAAGAGGAGCACAAACCATGGAACAATCTCTATTTAAAAACATCGGTGCCTTCAATGGAAGCTTTGCCGTCGAGGGCTTCAACTCGACCACGCGGCAGATGTCCGCAGGCCGCAAGGCACGCATCGCGGAGGCCGCGCGGCTCTTCGCCGACGTGCTCGGCGGGCGGCAGGATCCGCTCTTCCTGCGCGAGGCGTTCCGGCCGTCGCGGGACGTGATCTATCGCGCACTCAACGAGCAGTATCCCGGCATTTTCCCGGCGGGACTGCGCGAGACCATCACGTCGAGCGACTTCACCGCACTGAGTGCCGACGTGCTCGACCGCCTGGTATACGGGCGGTTCATGTCGCAGACGCACAACTGGCGCCAGATGGTGCGCGTGCGTCCGCTGCGGGACTTCCGCAGTGTCAACCGCCGCGTGATCGATGGCGGTGATGGCCGTTGGTCGGCGGTGGCCGAAGGCGCGCCGCACACCAAGCAGAGCATCACAGAGACCGAAGTCACATACACGCCGAGCAAGTACCTCAGCGGCTCCGTGCCGATCTCCTGGGAAGCCGTGATGAACGACGACCTGGGTATCTTCGCCGACATCCCCGAGCGCATCGTGGACGGCGGCGTGCGCACACTGGAGCACTTCGTTACGTCGCTCTACATCGACGCCAGCGGGCCGCACGCGAGCCTGTACAGCACCGGCAACAAGAACATCATCAACACCACCAACGGCGCAGCGGCGACCAACCCGCCATTTAGCGCGGCTGGCCTGCAGGATGCGTTTACCGTGATGTTGCGGCAGGTCGACGCCGCTGGCAACCCGATCGCAGTTGGCAGCCGGTTGATCCTGTGGCATGGTCCGGCGCTGCACAACGCGGTCATGGCCACGCTCAACGCTCGCGAGATGCGCGTGACGAGCATCGGCGGCACATCCACGCAGGAGCTGGTCGTGGAGAACTGGATCGCCAAGGGCATCACGCCGCTCATGAATCCATGGATCCCGGTGATCGCCGCGACCAACGGCAACACCACATGGGGCCTGACCGCGGTGCCGGACGGCAACACGCGGCCCGCGCTCGAAGTCGGCTTCATCAGCGGCTACGATTCTCCTGTACTGTTGCAGAAGTCCGGCAATACTCTACGCGGTGGCAGCATCGCGCAGGAGTTGGGCGACTTCGACACCATGGAGGGCCGCGAGGTGAAGGGCCTGCTGGTGTTCGGCGGCGCCCGCATCAGCGGCAAAGCCACCGTTGGCAGCAACGGCAGCAACGCTTAACTCAACGACCTCTCAGCCTGGGGCGGACTTGACCACCGAAGCAGGCTGATAGACGGGCGGGCGCATCTTCCTCCGAGTGCGCTCGCCCACCTCACCACATGAACATCCCTCAAGCATTCAACGGCACCGAGCAGCGGCTCGATGCAATCCTCTTCGAGCTGCGAGCGATCCGCGCGCGGATCGAATCAGTCATCTCCCCGCAGCCGTCACCGGATGAATTGCGCGAGCCGTACCCACCGCGCAAGCGGCGGTGATCGCAGACATGGAGCGGATGGCCGCGGCATCACTTGCGATGCAGCGGCTTATCCTCCGGGCCATCGAGCACAATACTGCGGCGGTCAACGAGAACACGGCAGCCGTCCGGCTGATCGCATCACCATCGCATCGCGTGTCCGGCAGCGCAGGCATCCCTACGGCTGAGCAATTCCCGAGGGGCCGAGTCCGGCGATAACCCATGGCATTTACTTACATCGTATCCACCGACAGGGGCCGCGTGCGGATGCTCTGCACCGACCGCGACGAGACTAACCCCATCTTCCAGGACGACGAGATCGATGCGTTTCTCGCCATCGAGGACGAGAGCGTGCGCCTGGCTGCGGCGCTTGCACTGGAGACCATCGCGAGCGATCAGGTACTGGTGCTCAAGGTCGTCAAGACCTTGGACACGACGACGGACGGCGCGAAGGTGGCCGACGCGATCCAGAAGCGGGCGGCGTCACTGCGGCAAGCCGAAGCCGATGCGCCTGGCGGCTTCGCGATTTCTGAAAACGTGTACGACCAGTTCTCGCAGCGGGAACGGTGGATCAAGGACGCGATGAGGGACGCAACGTAGTGGCAATCCAAGTGCTCGAATGGCAACCGCGGATCGCGCAGGCGCTGCCCGAGCCACGCCTCAAGGACGACAGCGAGAGCTTCGCGCCGCACGTAGTCAAGGCCGTGCGGGCATGGCTCGCGCAGACTGCACCGGCGTTCGGATTCGACAAGCCCACCGGCACCACGATTACCGGGCGCGAAAGCATCGAGTATTGCGTCGGCGACGGCATCGCCGAAGAGGTGATCCGCTTCCGGCATTGCACCGTGGAGATCTGCCTGCGCGGCAAGCGCGGCGCGCCCATCACTGCACGGTATCGCTACGTGGCAGCGCGCGCGATGCCCGGCCAGCAGCGAGTGATCGTCGGGCCGTGCCTGGGGCTCGCACAGGACCAGCGCATCGAGTTGGTGAGCGGTGCCGTTAACTAGCCGCATCGTCCACCCGCGCATGATGCGCGAGTTGAGGGGCTTCCATCCGTCGTATTGCCGGATCGAGGAAGCGACCGAGACGCAGGACAGCATTGGGACCGTGGTCCGCGCCTGGGCCACACTCACCGGGCACGATGCGATCCCATGCAATCTGGCGGCAGGTAATGCGGCGGTCGCGGCGGTCGTGGAGCATCGCAAGGTCGATACCACCTACGTGGCGCGCCCGCTCTACGCGCAGCTCGACGGGCTGTATACGGCAATCACCGAGGGCATGCGTGCCGTGATTGACACTGTGACCTACGACATCACAGGCGTGACGAGCAACAGCACCCGCACGCTGACAAGACTTGCGCTGGAGCGTATCGAGTAACCCATGGCCATCAACATCCAGCTGGAGATTACACCCGCGCTGCGGGCGAAGCTCGCGACGCTCGCCTCTGCTTTCGGGCAGGGTGCGATCAATCCCGCACTGATGGCCGGCGGCTGGCTCATCGCGAACGACGCGAAGGCCCGCGCTGCCTACAAGAGCGGCACGCTGCGGCGATCCATCGAGCCGCAGGAGCGAGGCCCTGGTGATGTCGTCGTGGGCTCCAGCGTCCCCTACGCGCGGCGCATTGAGTATGGCTTCATGCAGGCGGACAGGCTCGGCAGACGATTCAACCAGTCGGCGCGACCGTACCTGAGACCGGCGTTCGAGTCGCAGCAGGCGGCGGTACGCGCGGCCATCATCGCAGGCGCACAGGCGCTGCTGCGGAGGGCGATTGCCTGAGCCGCTCGTCTGGTTCGACTCGAACACGATCTACATCGAGCAGGGCCTGCGCACCTGGGCGATGGCTGATCCATACCTGGTGAGCCTCATCGACGCGCGATGGTACGGGCCGGTGATGGAGCAAGGCTCCGCTTTGCCATGCGTCACTGTGCAGCAGATCGGCTCTGCCGACGAGGCACCGACGCACGCAGGGCACTCCGGGCTTGAGCGCGCGCGCCTCCAGGTGACGGTGTGGTCATCGTGCCAGATGAAGGCGATCCAGATCAGCGAGCGCATCCGGCGCCGCATTGACGGCTTTAGTGGATCGCTCGGCGGAATGCACGTAGGCCGCGTGGCCGTGGCGACCGTCGCAGACCTGGGCCGCGAGCCTGGCCAGAACGTGTACCAGCGCGTCGTTGAGCTCGTGATCTGGTATCGGCTCGACCTTTAAAAGCTTATGGACCAAACAATCTCCGGAGGCGCGGGCATGGGCACCGCGGAAGTATTCGGCCAGCACGGCACACGATCGTGTCTCGACTGCCGATGGCTCGCAATTGTCCCGCTGTTTGACGGCGCCACGCGCTATCGCTGCGGCTTCGGCCTGCTCGACATCACGGCGAAATCGGCACCCGTTGAGCTTCGCACGAGAGCCGCGGACTGCAAGCAGTATGCCGCTGAAGATCGCTGAGTTCCTTTGGAGCGGCAGGCAGATGTTCCGCTGCCCGATGTGTCAGTGGAGCAACTACCAGCGGCTGAACGTGAAGCTCCACATGCGCGAGGCGCACATAGAGACGATGCTGGCCGAGCAGCGAGCCGCGCTCACGCCACAAGCTACGCTTTACGACGCCAACGGTGCACTGATCACTCAGATGCCTGGCGGCGTCGACGAATCGGAGATCAAGGCCGCGTTCGCGGACCCCAACGACTAAGAGGAGAAACATCATATGGCAAGAGTAAATTGCCCACATACCGTAGCTGTGGGGCCGTGGCCCACTGCGGGCGTGCTGGCTACAGTCACCGCGGCAGACGCCACCAACAAGAACGAAACGCCCTTTGCCGGCACGTTCATCGTGATCGCCCGCAACTCGGGCGCATCGACGCGCGCGGTCACCATCAACAGCGTTGCTGATGCGGTGCAGAACCGCACCGGCGACATCAGTGACACCATCGCAACCGGCGTCACCAAGACCTACGGGCCGTTCAGCGCCGAGGGCTTCCGGCAATCCGGCGGCGTGCTTCACTTCGAGGCCGCGCACGCTGAGATTCTCTGGACCGTCCTGCGAATCGCCTAACCACATCATCACCAGGAGAACAATATGGCAAGAGCTTCTATCACTGTTCAGACCGGCACCGGCAAGTACCCGACCGTCGCGTTACTGGATCCCTTCGCGCTGACCGCGTGCGATGCCACCAATTTCAACCAGTGCGACTTTACGGGACGCGAAATCCTCATCGTCCGCAACAGCAGCACTGACACGGCCTACGACTTCACCCTCGAGTCGGTATCGTCGGATCGCACCGGCAGGACGGGAAATCTGCTGAAGGAAATCCCATTTGGCGAGCACCTCATCATTCCGCCGCTCGGCGTGGACGGCTTCCGGCAAGCGGACGGCAAGCTGTACTTCACCGCGGAGAATGCGGCCATCCTCGTCGGCGTTGTCCGCATGGCCGGGTAACCAGGAGAAAGACACATGGCACTATCTACTCAAGCTGTACCCGCGTTCGGCGTGATGCTCCAGTTATGCGAGGATGCATCATCCACGAACCCCATCAACATCGCCGAAGTGAAAGATATCAACGACTCGTATAACGCGCAGGTCGAAGATGTCACAACGCACAACACGCTCGCCGCATGGCGCACGCGCATCGCAACGCTGCTCGACCTCGGGGTCGAGCTGCAGCTGAACTTCGTCGGCACCGACCCGACTCATGACCATCTCACCGGGCTCAAGTGGGTATGGCGTCAGCGCGAAGAGCGGACCTACATCCTGACCCCGAGCGACGGCTCCATCGCGCTCACGTTCAACGCCGTGATCTCGAACATCAAGGGCACGTTCCCGGTTGGCGGCGTGCGCGGGGCGTCCGTGACGCTCATGTCGTCCGGCGTACCGGACTTTGGCGACTAAAAAAAACAACACCATCGGAGGACTAAATGAAAGTAGTGGAAATCGAGCTGGGCGGCGAGAGCCGTCGCTTGGCCCTCGACCTGAACGCGGTCATTGCATTGCAGAACCTGACCGGCGAGGACTTTCCGGCGATCGGCGCGCGCCTCCAGGAGCAGGACGCCAGCCTGGCAGAGCGAATCAAGCTCATGCGGCTGCTGGTGTGGGGCTTGCTGGCCAGTGCCTGCCCGGAATTCGAGGACGACCCCCGCAGCTTGCGGCTGGTGGGCGCATGGCTCGGATTCGAGGACCTGCCGCGCGTCTCGCGGGCCATCGCGGATCTGATGCAGGACTACGCGCAGCGCATCTCATCCACCACGATGGGCGACGGCTACGGGCCATACGTGCCGACGCACCCAGCAGTCGTTACGGCGATGGTCACGGCGGCAAAAATCCAACCGGGCAACGTCGTGATGGACCTGGGCGCGGGCGATGGGCGTATGCTGTTTGCCGCGGTGGCCGTGCATGACGATGTTACGGCCATCGGCTACGAGCTGCAGCCGGAGCGGCATGAGCAGCTGCGTGTCCGCGTGGCGGAACACAAGCACGGCAGCCGAGTGACGATCCACAAGCAGGACTTCCGCGAGGCTGCAGTGTCTACCGCGGACGCGATCCTGTTGTACTTGTTGCCGCAGTGGAACGCGGAGCTGCGGGACAAGCTGCGAGCCGAATGCAAGCCCGGGTGCCGCATTGTCTCGCACGACTTCACTTTGCCGGACTGGGAGACCGCGGAAATGGAGCGTGTCGCGGCGTCCGACCGCGCACACAAGGTCTACTCCTACATCGTTCCCGAGCGTCCATCATGATCATGCTGGACCGCGAAACCGTCGCCGTCTGCGGGCGTAGTGTCGTGATGACATGCACGCTCGCGGCGCTGCTTCGCTTCGAGCGCGCGACCGGCTACGGCCTGCAGTCTGCCAACGGGCCGGCGGCGGTCCGCACGCTGCTGTGGGCTTTGCTGGCAGATGAGCAACCGCGGATCACACCGGCGGAAGTTGGCGCGATGTCTGCCACCGAGGCAGAGCGCGCGGTGAAGGCTGCGCTCACGCTCTGGGCGGCATCGGCTCCACTACCCGATCCTGACGCGCCAGAAGCCGCAGGCGAATCCGGCGGGCGCGTGGACTGGTACGAGCTATGGGCAATCGGACGGATCGACCTGGGGCTGTCAGAAGCCGAATTCTGGGGCTTGTCACCGGCGATGTATCACGCCATGACGCAGCGGCTAGAATGGCGGCTGTACGGGCACTGCATCACCGCAGCCGCCATCACTAACTGCCACATCGACCGCGAGAAAGCGGCACCGCTATCGCCACTGGCGTTCATGCCTGGCCGGACGGGCCGCGCGGAATCGAGGCGCATCACGGTACAGCAGGGCGAGACTCTGCGCATGAAGATGGGAGGGCTGCGCGACACGCTCCTGGGTGGACCGCCGCCGAAAAAAACCTAACATGGCAACTGAAATCGACGGGCTATTCTTCCGCATCGGAGTCAACCTCGACTCCGTGCGCGACGGCATGTCCAAGCTCGAAGGAATGCTCACCGGGCCGCTGGAGGGCATCGGCGCGAAGCTACAGGGCATCGGGCAGGGCCTATCGCTCTACGTGTCGGCACCGCTGGCCGGCATCGGCGCGTTATCCTTGTCGGCATTCGGCGACTTCGAGAGCGCGCTTAACAAGGCGGGCACTCTCGCGGGCTCGTCTGCTATCGAGCTCGAGTTGCTGCGTAAGCAGGCGCTACAGCTGGGCGCAGATACGCAGTTCTCCGCCAGCCAAGCCGCGAAGGCCATGGGCGAGTTTGCGGCGTCGGGCCTCTCCACGCTGGAGATCATGGCCGCAATGCCCGGCACACTGGCGCTTGCGGCTGCCGGACAACTCAGCCTTGGCGACGCTGCGGGCATCGCAGGCGCAATTCTGAAGGGCTTCGGCCTCGCGGCAGCAGACGTGGGCGATGTCGCGAACATCATCGCGGCGGCGGCCAACAACAGCGCTGCGGGCGTGTCGGACCTCGGCACGGCGTTCTCGTACGTCGGGCCAATCGCGAGTGCGGCGGGTGTGTCTCTCGCAGAAACGGCTGCCGCAATCGCCATCATGTCGGATGCTGGGATCAAGGGCGAACGCGCGGGCACTGGCCTGGTCAAGATGATCGAGTCTTTGCTGAATCCGTCGAAGGCAGCGGAAGAGGCCATGGCCAAGCTTGGCATCTCGATCAAGGATTCCGAGGGCCACATGTTGCCGATGTCGCAAGTGGTTGGAGCGCTGGCGCCGCTCACCAAAGATATGGCGGCTGGCTTTGAGATCTTCGGCTCTCGATTCTCTTCCGTTCTGCCGCTGCTCAAGACCGGCTCTGAGCACTTCGATAAGTTGGACCAGGCGATGCAGAACGCAGCCCGGAACAAGGCTGCGGAGTCGCTGGCTGCCAATCTGTTCAAGGGTTGGGCGGCGGCCATGGAGACGTTTAAGGGCAGCGTCGAGACCGTATTCATTCAGATCGGCGAAGTGATCGCGAAGCCGCTCGGCTTCGTCCTGAACGAAGTGCTGACGCCGCTCATGAACGGCATCGGGACAATGGCCTCGATATTCGGCCAACTGCCGCAGCCGATACAGACGCTCGGTGTGGCCATCGGCGGTATCGCCATTGCGGCAGGTCCTGGCATCTACGCCATCGGCACACTGATGGACATCCTTGAAAAAATGGCGAGCCAGAAGCTGGTATCGGCGTCCATCGACGCGATCCAGTCGGCGTTCTTGAGCCTCGGGCCAGTCATCGACAAGGCCGGCGGATACCTGACGACGTTCTTCTCGCATCTCTCTGCGGAGTCCGCGGCGAAGGGCGTGGGAGCGTTCAGGTCGGCAATGGTGAATCTCGGTGGCGCGATCGTCGACGGCTTCGCGCACATCCCTGCCGCGGCACTGGCCGCTAAGACAGTAATCGTTGAGTTCGGTAGCAACGCCGCTACCTGGATCGGAGCAAACAGCAAGGCCGTGACGACTGCGGGGGCGGGCATGTTCGCAGGGCTCGGGCCTGCGATCAAGGGCATCTGGGACAACATCGGGAGCATGCTAGGGACGGCGATAGCGTCTCTCTCCGGGCTTATTTCCGGCTTCTCGTGGGCCGGGTTGACCAGCGGGCTCACGACTGCCGCGCAGTTCCTGCTTGGGCTTGTGGCGTCCACTGGCGCGCTGGCGTTGGTCCTTGCCGCGCTGGCCGCGCTCGCGGCCATCGGCTACACGATCTACAACAACTGGAGCGACATCAAGGCTGTGCTCGTCGCGGTCTGGCAGGACATCAGTGCAGGCGTCGTCAGCGTGATCAAGACCATCGGCGTATGGATTGACAACACGTTCGGCGCGGGCACGGTGAGCAAGCTCGCGGCGGTCTGGCGTGGCTTCACGTCGGCACTGTCCGGCGTGTGGCAGTCGATCCTCGACATCGTGCAAAACGGGCTGAAGTATATGGTCAATGCGCTGCAAAGCGCAGCCAACGCGCTCGGCATGGAGAACACCGCAAAAGCACTGGGCAACTGGGCGATCAACCTGGACCAGGTAAAGAGGGCGGCGGACGCCGCGGCTGGCAGCATAAAGCTGCAAGCGGACCAGCAAGTCATCGCCGCGAAGGCCGCGGAGAACGCATCGGGGTACCAGCGGGGCGCGGCGGACGCCTACACCAAGGCGTCCGCTGCTACCGCTGCCGCTTCGGCCGCAATCGTCAAGGCGCAGGCCGATGCATCGGCAGCTACCGAGGCGCTAAGCAAGGCTATCTCGGCGACATGGAGGACGGTGGAAGAGGCCATCTCCTCAGCGCGAAAAGCCCTCATGAACGAGGACTTCTCGGGCGCGCTGGCGAAATTGAACGGCGAATTGAAACTGCTCGAAGGCAGCTTCGGCCAGGCCATCCCTGACGCAATCCGGCTCGGCATGATCGTCCAGGTCCAGATGGCGATCAATCACGTTGCCGCGCTGAGGAACGCATCTAAGACAGCGACCGATGCTGTCGAGGCCGACTTCGCCAACCTACAGTCAGCGCTTGCGCAGATCCCGCCTGACTTCGCGGCCATGGGCAAGCAGATCACAGGGACGCTCAATCTCATCGGCGATGCAAGCGTCACAAGCGCGGAGTCTGTGGTTGGCGCATCGGCGAAGATGACCAATCAAATTGAGCAGGACGCGTTCCGCGTCGAGAAGACCACGGGCAACCTCAACAACGCCTGGACCGCGTTCGGCAAGAGCGTTGCGGGCGTCACCAAGGATTTCCTGTCCGATATGGGCAACGCGATCCGAGCTGGCGAAGGCTTCGGCGATGCATTCAGGAAAGCCGCGAACGCCATCAAAGAAGCGCTCGTCAACGTTGTCATGCAGCAGGGCATCAAGGTCGTGATGGGCGGCCTGTCCGAGCTAACCCAGCAACTCGGCGGCGTAGGGCAGGCATTCAACAACATTTTTGGCTTCAGCATTCCGGGCTCTGGCGGTGGTGGTGGTGGTGGTGGCGCGGGCGGCGGTGGTGGAGCTGGAGGCGCAGGCGGACTGATGGGCGGCGCAGGAATGCTTGGCGCCATCACGGGCATCGGCACGCTCATCACCGGCATCATCAGCGCCTTCTCCCAAGCACGCATGGAGCAGGATATCGCGCGCGTCGAGGTATCGACGCGCGGCACCCTGGCACAACTCATCTCCATCCAGGAGACGCTCAACACCTGGTTGCCATACGCCGAGAACACGGTGCACCTGCAGCGCCTTGAGGGCATGCAGGACGCGCTGTACTCACTCGCCAGTGGGCAGATCATGCAGCCGATCGGCGACGGGCTGCGCGACGGCATGACATCCATGGGCAACGGCATCGGCGGCGGCTTCCAGGCCATCATCGACGCAATAGTCAACATGCGCGACACAATGGTCAGCTTCCTGCGCGTGATGGTGGAGATAGGCAGCGCCACCTACCACACGCTCAACAAACCGGGCTTCCAGCCTGTTCCGAGCGGCAGCGGGCCTGGGCCTGCTGGCTTCCCCGGCGCGCCCAACGTACCGACCGGGCATCAGGGGCAGCAGGGCAGCAACCTCACCGTCAACGTGACCAGCAACGCCACAAACCCGTTCGCCGCCGGGCAGCAACTCGCCGCGGGCATGTCCGCCGGCGGCTTCCGATAGTTTCGATTCCCACAGGAGAACCAAGACCATGGCTGACTTTATTTACGACCTGGCTCGCGAGGCGTTCCTCGAAGGTGGCATCAATATGGCCACCGCCAACATCAAGGCCGTGCTGGTGGACGGCGCGGACTACACGCCGTCTGCGAGCACCGATGATTTCCTCGCGGACATCGCCGCCGGTGGGCGCGTTGCGACGAGCGGCAATCTCGCGAGCAAGACGACCACGCTCGGCGTGTTCGATGCGGCCGACGTCACATTCAGCACCGTGACGGGCGATCAGTCCGAGTACATCGTGCTCTATGTCGATACGGCGGATGCCGCGACGTCGATCTTGATCTGCAAGATCGATACGTATACCGGGCTCCCAGTCACGCCGAACGGCGGAAACATTACCGTAGCCTGGCCGTCCGACACCAACAAAATCTTCAAGCTCTGAGGCTCCACGATGTCAGTAGAATTTGCCGATTCGTTCGATCACTTGGCCGCCGCGCAGCTCGTCGCGAAGTGGGACGCCGCGAGTACCGTGATTGGCGCGACGAAGGCCACTGGCATCTACAGCGTCGGCGAGGGCCAGCAGTACAGCAGCGCTGGCCGCATCATCATCACTCCGACGCTTGTTGGTGCGGCTACTCGCATCGCGTGTTTCCATGTTTACCTGCCGGCGTTGCCCGGCAGCGACCAACTGCTGTGCGCGTTCTTCGAGACCTCCACGCAGCACGCGGATATCCGCGTGACCAGCACCGGCGCGATCCGCGGCACGCGCAACGGGACATCGCTCGGCATCAGCAGCGGCACGCCGTTGGTGGCCGGCAACTGGTACTGGATCTGTGTCAAGGCCACGATCGACAACAGCGCGGGCGCGATCAGAGTCACGGTCAATGGCACTGAGCACCTCGACCTGACCAGCGTCGACACGCAGAACAGCGGGACGGCGGCCTGCAACAACATCCGGCTCAACACGCCCGTGGCTAACGTGATTTGGGACAACTTCATCCTCATGAACACGTCGGGCGCGGCGCTCAACGACATCCCGACCGTGGAGTACCGCGCGAGCACGGCGACGGCATCAGGCGCGGGCAACCAGGCCGACTGGACGCCATCAGCATCGACCAACCACAGCAACGTGGACGACGGCGCATCGCACGACACGGACAGCACATACACCAGCAGCAGCACTGCCACCAACGTCGATACGTTCGCGATCGGCGCATTCGACTCGGCTCCCGTGGCGTTCGCGCAGGCGTGCATCGTGGCGCGCAAGGATGACGGCGGCACACGCGAGATTCGGGAAGTGTGCCGCTCGAACGGCACCGACTACAACGGCTCAACGCAGGCCGTGACGAGTGCCTATCTGGTGTATCGCCAGATCCGAGAGGTCGACCCCGCCACCAGCGCGGCGTGGACTTCCGCTGATTTGAACGCGGCCGAGTTCGGGTATGAGCTTGTGACTTAGATGGCAGCACGCATAACTCAGCTCTCGATAGAGGCGTTCATCGCGCCATCAGGCGCGGCGCGTGTTACCCAGTTGGCCATCGAGGCGTTTGTCGCCATCGGCCTTATCCAGGGCGGGGCGGGCATCGCGAGCGCGGAGGCATTCGGCGCCGGCGGCGCGGTCACGGTGGACAGCGGCAGCGCCATCGTGGGCGATACAGGCATCACGAGCGCGGAGGCCTTCGGCTCTGGCGGTATCGTTGCGGGGCCGCTTACGGGCACCGCTGGCATCGCATCCGGCGAGGCATTCGGTAGCACCGGCTCGCTCGTCGCTGGGCTTGTGCGTGGCGAAGACGGCATCGTATCCCGCGAGGCGTTCGGCGTCGGCGGCTACATCTCCGGGCCGATCAACGGCACCGCTGGCATCGCATCCGGCGAAACATTCGGGCTTGGAATTGTTGCGGGGCCAATCACCGGCACCGCAACAATTC